AGACTATCCAGAACTATTTGACTATATATTGATTTACCATTTGAATGATACCAACAATAATCAGCTATATCAGAATGTACTTGAGCTACATCAACATCATCACCAGTAGCACCAACAGCCTTCCATCTTGGATTATTAGCTGTAACAAAATACTTCATAATTTCTATAATAGGAGTTACTCTATTAATGGTAAATGTTGGCATCCCAGCTTCATTAAGACTATCAGTCTCGTCTTTTGTAAGTTGTTCATTTAAATAAAAATCATATCCTTTTTGACTTAATACATGCCATCTTTGTCTATGAGATGAATTTGCTTTATCCCAAAGCTGTTTATTAACCTGTGCTCTTTTCTTATTTGTTAATCTAGCCATTTAATTACCTTAAATACTTTTTAACTGATTCAACAAAATGTTCTGGGTCTCCAGCCCCGCCTTCTGTATTGTAATACTTTTTCCAATAATCAGCTTGACCTTCTATTGTATTTGGCATCCTCTTAGGAACTCTCCAATACTTTATTCTACAATGAATAATACCAGCTGCTATATTCTTTTCTAATATATTAGCCCATACTTGTTCATCATAATTCTGCCAATGTTTTAAATCAACAAAACTAGCTTCTGCGCATCTTTGCATAAGACTACTTCTGTGAACTAAATAATGAGCTAGGTTATCTACAGCTGAAGCTGGCTCTACTTGCCAGAACGAGCGAGCAGGCCCGTCTCCCATTTGTCTAATGTATTCATATCGGCTTTCTACAATTCCAGTTGCCAAAACCAATTCAACGGCCTCAGGACTTGAGTACTTATCTCCTAATTTTGAACAAGTACTCTCAATCAAAGACCGCATTTGATTAATGCTAATCACTTATTTCTTTTTACAACTATAACTTCTACCATCCCATGTAAAAGACTTAGCGCCGCCAGCACATCCAGATTTAAAAGCTGAACGAAAACTACCAGCAGCTTTTGATTTCTTTTCATACTTAACGTAATCTCCACCTTTAGTTTTTTCAGCACCTACAGCTCCTTTACGAACTTTAGTGCCTTTAGCAACTCCAAGTTTTCGAGCTCTTGATGCAGAAGTAAGTCCTTTTACAGGTTTTTTCTTTTCACCGGAAACTCCAATTCCAACATTTGAGCCTTTAAAGGCTTTAGCAGCTTTCTTACCAGCTCTTCTGCCTTTTCTCATTAACCTTCTATCTTTACTTTCTTTATCGAAAGGATTGATAACTTGCATTAATGAACGTTTTTTCTTTTTTTTCTGAGGCATATTATTCTCCTATTGTTATTATGCTACTATCCAATTCTTCGCCTTCTTTTTAGGTTTGTACCACGACAAATCTCTTTCATTCTTCCTTAAATCAGGTGGAAATGCATGCATTTGAGCATAATAAAGAGTCTCTATGGTATCATCGTGTGCCATTCTAGGTCCAAAAGTAACAATTTCATTGATTAAATCAAACATATTTTCTCTTAAATGTACCGTTCCTGTACTAAAACGACCTGAAAGACCACTATAAACTCGATTTATCTTCTGCCTGCCACCTGGTTTTTCAGGTATTACAGCGATATCGAACTTATTTAGACGCCTTCTTTCTGAATTTAGTGCTTGAAAAACACTTCTATTCATAGCTACGTCTTCTACTGTACTTGATATACAATGATATTTCTGATGCATATCCATTATATAATCAACTACGCCTTTCCTTCCCATTATTTCTCCATCTATAGATTTCTGACCTACAGTTGGAATACTTCTATGCCTTTCATATTCTAAAGCATATAAATTATTTTCAGAGTCAATCGCAATAGCCATGATAACAGAAAAATCAGACTCCTTAGTATCAATATCAGTGGCAGGGTCACAACCAACAAAGGTATTAACAGGAAATCTTTCTCCATCAATGACCAAGTAGTTTTGATTTTCTTCAGCATCGTAGTCATAGTATCCTTCCCAATACTTAATATGCTCTCTTGTCCATAACGAGTCTTCAAGGCTTTGCACCTCCATCATATATTCTTGATAGAATTTCTGAGGTTTCCCTGAATCTGAATAAAACTTTTTCTTTTCTTTTAATTTCTCTTTCGGAAAGAAACTTGTCCATAACGATTCTCCATTCTTTGTAATAGCTTTATATGTAATTATTTTCCATGCAAAATCAGCATTAGCCTTTTTAGCCCTGTTATAATTAATAAGTAAATTATTAATAAAAGAATCATGATGTACGGGAGTGCCATTAACACGGAGCCTACCAGTATGAGGCTCCAAAGCGGGATAGACAACAGCAGTAACGAGATTGGCGTTTTTGTCTCTTGCTTCTCTAGTGATTGTATTTGCTTCATGTTCAAAATCATCCAATATTATTAAGTCATATCTTTTATGTAACTTAGCACCACCACGAATACCTGCTACATTTGATTTACTTATTAGTTTGCATCCATTCTTTAATTCAATATCTTCCTCCGTCCACTTAGGCCCTTTCATCATTCCAAAATAATACTTTATTTTATCATTATATTCAAGGTGATATTTAATATAATCCATATTTCCTACTGATAACTTCTGAGTAGCTGATACCCATGCATAGAAATGCATATCGTCTTTAGGGCAAAATAGGAAATCTTTTAATATAGATGCTTTAGTTATAACTGTCTTCCCGTGACCTCGAGGGAGTATTATTGCGAGTTGCTTTACGGAAAGGTCGTCTATGTTATCAGCGACCTCATAGTGGAAGGGGGGTGTTTCACTCCGCATGAAGTCATCGGGTAAGAACAGTTTTCCAAAAGATATTAAATCTTTACTTGCTAACTGAAATACTTCTTCAGCAGCGCTAACATTATTCAGATTCAGATTTGGGGCTTCTTGCATCTTCAGCTTTTTTATCTAAGAATTTTTCAAAATTTTTAACATCATCATTCATTTCAACATAATAATCAAATAGTAATTCAAAATTACGACTATTATTCATTAATCTAGAAACTACATGCTCTAAATTTTGTACTCTTTGTATGAGGTGCTTCCTCTGCATGCCCCTTTTAGTTCCTCTCATATTAAAATATATTATCCTCTCTATCCCATTCATTAAACAATTCTTCTTCAACAATCATTGGTACCATAGCTGGTAATGTGTTTAACGCTTTAAGAATATTCTTTTTTCCAATAATTAACTCAAGTTCTCTATAAAAATCTTTTCCTAATTTTCTATTCAACATTCGTTCTGTAATTTTTTCACCAGGTTTAACCTTCAAAGAAAGTCTTAACTCTTGAAGTCTCGCTTGTATTTCTGTATTTGAACTAAGATATTTAGCTGAAGCGTAAAGTTCTTCGTTTGTTGCTTTACTAGCTTTAACTCCTCCCCTAACACTAACAGTTTTATCTTCTTTTTTCCACTTATCAACTATTGACCTTATACTTGCTTGTTTAGTTCTTGATATACCAACAGGTCCTGGCTCAAAAGGTTTTAAAGATTCTATATAATCAGAAATATTAGCAGGAATTCCTGCATCTCCTTTAGTTGTAAAATGCTGAAGCTCATGAACAGTTGTTGTTGGAAAATCCTTTGGGTATGGACTAATAGATACTTGTTCACTATATGCCCCTACAGGTTGTTTATATTTTAACGATTCTTGTAAATCACCAATTGTATATTGAGGATGAAATTGACCTAAAATTCCTTCACGTTCTGGAGTAAACCCAAGTTTTACTGGACCTTCAAACCTATTAGAGTATCTTTTCCTCCACTCATCCATTGATTCGTCTGGCAATCTTCTCCAACCTTTTGTATCTTCTATATATTCATATGGCAACATTTCTGTTATTTCTAATCTATCAAACTCTTTAGTCATTTTATCTTTATATTCTATATAAGAATCCCACTCATCAGCAAAACCTTCTTTTTTCATTCTACTTCTTGACATATTAGGTTTTCTAGCTAATCTTAAAAATTCTTTATCCCTACCACCAGCAAATCTTCCAAACATAAAAGTTTCTGGGTCATTTACTCTTAAACCACTTTGCCTAAGGAAAGTCTCAGGGTCAGTTATCCATTCTTTCTGCCATTCTAAAGAAGCTTGCAATTTTTCCTTACCACCTTTTTTAATTACTTTTTTAAGTTTCTTCTGGAATTGCTTTCCAGTTGGATGTGGTGGCGATATCAATTTTTCAATAGCTTTTGAACTTCCTTTTTTAAGTATTTTACCAGCAGGAACAACTTCAGCTCCACCTAATGCTATATCAAATAATGAATACTTACCCGTCTCAACATCGCCTATAAAAGGAGTGACTGTACTCATTATATCACCTGGGCTTACATTAACACCACTAAGAGAATACTGACCAAGTAAAGTTCCTAAGTTTATTACTTTACTAGTACCTACTTTCTCCTCAATAGATTTATCTACATTCTTTGCAGCTCTACCAACAGCTGATGTATACTTAGATAATAGAGGAAGATTCCATCTAGGCTTAAAAACAGCTTCTACAATAGGATTACCTTTTACTACATCTTCATCAACAGATGGTTGTTCTTGCTTCCCTTTATTAATAAATCTTGCTTCATTAAAAGCCATAAAACACCATATACTTACTTGTCACAGTTGTATTACTTGTAGCGTAACTCACATTAATTTTGATAATCTGCTTCACCATTACCTTCAAATATTACTTTATGCGTATCGAGTTGGTCAACAAGATGTTTCATTGTCATAATTTTCCTAACAATATATTTGTCTGGAAACTCAACCTCTAGTTTAGTCAAACCTTCTGATGTCTTTTTAAGAGCTTGAATCGTCTGACCCAACGTCAATTTGTCTACTTGTATTTCCATCTCCTAGTTTTTGCCTTTCTATATTCTCAAGTTGTTCGGGACTAAATCCTTGAAAAACTCCAAATACGCCAACTTCTTTTTGCTTAACCGTAGTACCAGTTGTACCTATAATTTTACCAATTTCTTTAGTAGACTGCAAAACTATATTATCATCTTCACTATGGTCTGCTAATAATTTTAACTTCCTTAAAACAAATTCATGGTCTAAACCTAGTGTCTTCGATACTTCTAATACACTTCTCTCTACTTCTTGCATAATTCTTTCCTGCTTTAATAACACTACTGCTTTCTTTCTAGCCTTTTCAGGGTTCGTTTCTTCATATGCTTCCATATATGATTTAACTGCACCCATACCACCTGCTACGTTTACGGAGAATATACGCTCATTTTTAGTTAAATTCTCACGCTCTTTTACCCTAGCTGATGTATTCTTAATTTTTGTACTAAATGTATATCTATTAGGATGTTTACTAAAGTCAGTATCCATCTTAGTCTTCTCTCTATTAAGAAATGTACCTACAATAGTCCTGACCCATCCCTTCGCCCAAGTATAATTCTTCCTATCCTGAGGATGCTTTATATTACTCACCTTTAATAATTGCACAATCCTGTCATCATCACTCCACACCCAATCACCTTCTTGAGCAGTGCGCCAATTTTTTAATGGTAGTTTATTTGGATAGTCTTGTTGAAATTCGTCTATATCATCATAGACGTAGTGACGCTTGCCTTTTATTTTCTGGTACTCCACTTTACTTTATCTCGTCTATTTTAAATTCCTTCAATAGCTTCTTTTCACTCGCATCATCTGTAAACGAAACAATCGCATCTACAAACCCTTGGATGTACGACTTTGACTCTATAGTAGTATCAAAAGACCTCATTACAGCATCTTGACCATCTTCTTTTCGCTCTTTCCATAATACCATGTATTTCCCTCCGTAAAACATCTATGATATACCTTCCTGCTCTCTTTCTAAATCACTTACCCTGTCATCCTCTAAAGCCCTTATTAATAAATTAACTTCTAATGGTATCCAATATATATTATTGTTTATCTCAAGAGGAACTAAATCGTACGGCTGATTAGCCGATATATCATGCATTAACTCTTCACGAGCATCCTCCGGAATCGCATCTAACCATGTTGTTTTCTCTGCCATAATTAACCCCAATATACACCCTTTATAATTATAATAACTATAATATCTATAAGCGCTCTATTATTTAACAAGGGGGGGTGACTCAACCTACACTATTTGACCATGTGTTGTCAAGAAATATTTTACAAAATGATGGGGAGTGTTATATACTGACGTACTACCTATTAGTGGGATTCCGTAAAACGGAATTTCGTTATTTTTGATTTTGATGGGGAGGGTTGTGATGGATTGTTAATGTTAACTGAAAGGAGGTCTCAATGGTAGACCAATTAATCCAGATGGCTGCGTGGAAAGGGATGCAGCAGAAGAACTTCCCTTTATGGACGCTACTTAATGCGTATAACCAACAACCAGATAGGTTAGCTGAAATGCAAAGAGCTGGCTTCTTTCCTTCTGAGCAAGGTCCTATTCCTTTACAAAAAGGATTACCTGCTCAAGGCACTCAACCTATAACAGTTGTTGATGAGAACGGTGTTGAACATACTGGCACATTACATCAGCCTACTACTCAAAGCCATGATGCTAAATTAGCAGCAGAGGTTAAGAGTATCAAGGATGATGTTAAACAGTTGTTAAAGTTCAATACTCAACAACACCGACGCATTCAAGACCTTGAGAATCAGGTCAAGCAAATCCCGGCTAATACGCCATAACTGAAATAGGGGGGCTTTATGCCCCCCATTTCCTATTTATATTATCTATCGCCGTTAAGCTCGCAATGCAAAACAGGGCTAAACATCATAGTTATTAGGGTTATTTGTAGCTTACAACCTCCTTTTAGTAACTGATAAGCGATAATCACTTAACCCTTCTAACTACTTGTAACATACAATTATTATATAACATGGTCATAAAACTATGGGTAAGAGATACCTGCAGGATAGCGACCTGCACAAAATTTGTATCACTTAAATCAAGGAGGTGTGCTTTCAAGCATTCTAAAATTGATAGCCGTTGTCGTTACATCGGTCACTCTCTAAGTCTTTGCGTAAAAGACATACTATCTGGAAAGATTCCATTAAAGTGTGTTAAAGGTATTCATTCGGGTACCTGTATCACATCTTTTGAGGAGTTATTTGAGGTAGTGAGAGTTTATCAAACAACTTATTGGGAAGAGTTTAGTAGTCATGAGATTATTAATACTTTAAACAATATATTCTTTGGTAATAAAATATTTTATCAAGTTAGGCTTAAGCCTGGCAAACATAAAGTATTGAGACAAGTTTGGACAAAGGCTTAATAACTAAATGGCTATGTGCTTTTGATTAGGTCACAGTACCAGCATACATCAAGAGCACTGGTTATTTAAAATTTAATAAACTTCCTGAGTCTCTATACAAACGTAAGAGTCTTCGGTACGAGCAAGGCGTTACTGCCGAGTAATGGACTGAGCTTGTTGATTCTTTCTACTTAGGATAGTCCTGAGCATTGACTTAAAAAGGCTCAAATATCAATAATAATCAAGATGAAGACTAAAGGCACTTAAATATTCTAGTTGTGCTAATCAAATATGTACGGATTTGCTAGATTAACCGGTACTAGTAGGAAGACCTTAAAAGCGGACTTCACAGGAAGGATAATGATAACATTTGGTGCGTGGCGTGAGCCAATAAAAACAATTCACGCTAAAGTTTAGGGAGGCACTGCTCTAAGTCATTGTACAATGCAAAACGATAGATAAAACGCGAGCACTATCATTCGGCCTCCCTAAAATATTTAATCATAGAATTATTAATAAAAGGAATAATATAATGAACGAGCAATTTGAAAAAGAAAACTGTGGATACTATCAATTTGGTTGTTTTATAAGAGCTGAAGAAGATAGTAATTATTGCGAAGAACATAAAGAAATTGGTGAACATTCAGATGAAGTATCAAAAAGTTTACTTTCGCAAATAAAAGAACTTACTTTATTTAATGATGAACTTTTAAAAACTAATTTAATATTAGGGAGAAAATAATGACTGATTTTCAATTAATAGTATTAGCAATAATTCTTTATTCTATCGCAACAACATTTTATATAATCTTTCTAACATGGCAATTACATAAGTCTAGGCAAAATATGATATGTAGAATATGTAATTCAAGATATAATGGGAAAGGAGGATTAATTATATGAAAATAACAGACTGGCATAAGACTCGTTGTTCAGGCGGTTGTCCTATTATTAAGTCCTAAGCATGACATTAAAAGGCTTAAAAAATTCAAAGATGAAATGATAAATAGTAATAATTAACAATTAACCTCGGAGATAATTATGAGCTTACAATTTTCAACAAAAGATAAAATGTGGTGTGTATTACACGTTGATGCTAATGGTAGAATGACAAGCCGCGTTCTATATTTTTCAATAATGAAGAGCCAATGTATTCAATATATGGCACAGAGAGGACAGTATTTATAATGGCAATACAAATAACTGAAGAAGATTTCTTAAAATTTAAAGAAGTCCAAATGAGTGGAGCATATAATATGTTTGACCCACGAGCAAGAGAAATGACTGATTTAAGTAAAGAACAATGGATTATCATAATGAAAGATTATGAAAAGTTAGATAAAGCATGGGGTAAAGACAATGAAAGTTAAAGGTAAAAGTGTATATAATAATGAAAATGCATTAGAGTTTGCAAAAAGTGTTCGTGGTCAGTATATTATATCACAAGCATTGGTAATAGCTAGTAGTGTTTTAGAGAAATATGAAGTAGAAGAAGATATAACTAGAGCTGAACCAAGCAATCGTCTAGATATGGAATATCTATTAAGAGCATTCCCTTTGTATAGAATACATGAACAAACTGTTTGGGAGGATGATAATGAAAAAGGTGGTTAAAAAAAAACATGAACCTCAAAGATATAGATTGGATAATATATCAATGAGGGAAATTAAAAACAAATATCCAGATAAAGTTATTGATGCTTATGCCGAAAATGGAAGATTGGTTATAGTATTAGATACTTGTAGAATAAAATTTGATGATAGAGTTAAACAACAACGTGGTAATAAGTATGGTGCTGTTCATACTGGTAAATTAGTAGAAAGCTCTTGATTTTCTGGGTAGAATTTTGTAAATTAAAACAGTGGAAAGGAAGTTATTGTTGAAGTTAGAGTTAACAGACATATATAATCAATACTTATCTGAAATAGAATCAGATAACAAATCCAAATACGAAAAGAAAAATCCAGGCTTATATTACAGAGCCTCATCAGCAGGTAGTTGCTTCAAAAAACATTGGTTTGCTATTAATGGATATGAAGGAAAAGAGCTTGATGAAAAAAGTAAAAGACTTCTTAGACTTGGTACAATAGTACATGAAGATATAGAAAAAGCAATTAATTGGTATTCAAACCAACTTTCTAAAAATGTATCTTCACTTACTCCTGAATATGATGTGCATTTTCATACTGAATATGAAATAATCATTAAAGAATTGGGCGTTATGGGAAGTTCTGATATTGTAGTTGTCGATAGTGATAATAAAGCGTGTGTGCTAGATGTTAAAACAACACATTCATATAAATGGAAGATGATGTTTGGTCGAAATAAAGAACCAAAGCCAAGTAGAATGTATGAATTACAATTAGGAACATATGCTATTGGCGTATGCAATCAAGAGGATATCAAGCCTGAAGATATATCTATGTATTTAATTTATTATAAAAAAGATGATAGTGTTATGAAACCAGTAGAAGTTAATAATGTGTGGATGGATAATGCAGCTGAGTATTGGTTTACATTAAATGAAACATTAGATATGGTCAAAGAAGAATCAGACCTACCAAGAGACACTCTCAATGTTCCAATAGAGCAATGGGAATGTAGATACTGTCAATTTGAACAAATATGCAATTAAAGAAAGGTTGTATTATGAAAGATAAAAGAACGAAAATAACCCCGAAGAAAGTAGAACAAATGAAAATTCTATATGATGCTGGAACAAAACAAAAACATATCGCTTCAACATTTGGTGTCTCACTTTCAACAATTCAATCAGTAAAAAGACATAATTTTAATTATGATGAATATAGAAAATTTACATTGAATCAATTTAAAGAATGGGATAATAGAAAAATACAAACTAAAATAAATACAACAGTT